ACAAAGAAGCGGCCACCATAAACCCCTGGATAAACCCTGGACCGGAAAAAGTCCATATTTTCAGGGCTGAACCAACGGCCCCCGACCTTCTCATGGGCCCTTTGAATTGCTCCGACACTCTTGAACTTTCCGTTTGCACTCATGCGCTCCCCTCCTCTTAGGCTGTGTGATACTTCCAGCCGAGCCATAACAAGGCCCACCTTGCTAACTCTCGCGCCGAGGCATCATAGATGGAGCCAAGCGGCGCACCGCCTTGGATGGCGTCTCTTTTGTCCTCAACAAAGTAGAATATGCCGCCCGCGACTCTGGGCGTGGCAAAGCACCCGGCCTTGATGCAACAGGCGGGGACGCGATAGCAAAAGCGTAACTCTGCGTGGGTCATGGTTGGGGGTCCTCTCGGTCGCAGGAGCAAACTGTATATGCACGCTCCGTCACTTGGCCGTCCTCGGTGATCCATTCGTCCTTGTGGATATGGTCGTAACCATGCGCTTTGGCTGCCCGCCTCGCCTGCCCCTCGGTGTCGTAGCAGGCGACCTCGCAGCCGATAGGCGTATGGCCCCGTGCTAATCTAACCTCGTTGCGGGGCATGGCCGAATCCTCCTCTGTGGGGTTAACTCCTTACTATTTAATATAGGTCATCTGTTGACGCCTGTCAATAGTCCTGGGCGATTATTCCTTGATTCGGGACGATTTATTTGATAGCCTTCCAGACCAAAAAGGAAGGGACCTCAATGGCAACCGAGGTGCTTGAGACTACAAGGCCAGTCTGCGGGGCAAAGACGACCACAACAGGGCACCCCTGCAAGCTCCTGGCCGTACTCGACTCCCCGATAAAGCGGTGCAAGTGGCATGGTGGAGCGCAGCCTGTTGGCCTAGCACATCCCAACACGACTCATGGTCGCTACTCGAAGCACCTGGGCTGGACCCTGGCGGAGCGCGTAGAGCACCATTTGAAGGATCCCGAGCTCATGAGCATCACGGTCAGGGTCGCGGAGCTCACGGCTTTACGCAACGTCTGGATGTTGAGGCTTGAGGCCGCCGGCCACCGGTGTGAGCATTGTGGGATAGCTGACCTTGATTTAGATACGATGAAAGAGCTTGTTGCGGTCATTGGCGAGGAGGTCAAGGCTATCGAGAAGGCAGGGCGTCTTGAGGTCCAGCGTGGGATGGTGCATGTCCGGTTCTTGGACATTCTTGTTAGTGCGATATTGGAGGCAGTAGCCCTTGAGTATGGAGACAGAGAGAAAGCAGCCGAGCTCTTTACCCGTGTCATCTCTGGATTACGCCTCCCGAGCGGGCATGAAGTGGCTGTCACGGACGACGAAGGCGGCGATCGCTGAGATCTCCGGCACCACCAGGGAGCGGATCGAGCGGTCTTTCTGGATACGCGACAAGCACGGGAACATCATCCCCCTGAAGCTCAACCTCACCCAGGATCGCCTTATGACTGCGATAGAGGGCTGTCAGGCGGCTGGCGCCCCTGTTAGGATTGCCGTCCTGAAGTCTCGCCAGAAGGGCGTAAGCACGCTCATAGAGGCCGTTCTCTTCGATACGGTGGACAGGAGCCCTAATAAGTCTGCCATCGTCATTTCGCACGATAAGACCTCCTCAGCCCACCTTCTGCGTATGTCCATGAGGTTCTACCACAAGCTCCCCGAGCAGGAGCAGAAGCCCTTGAAGGCAGAGTCCAAAGAGCTCATCCAGTACCAGATGCCCCACGACTCCGACATGAGGATTGACACGGCCCGCAACGTCGGGGCTGGTGCTTCCTTCACTCACCAGTACGCTCACCTGTCCGAAGTCGCCAGATTCGGGGAGGACGGCGTAGACCCGGCTGAGTTGTTCGGCAACCTCATGCCATCCATCCCGTCAATACCTGATTCAATGGTGTTCGTCGAGTCAACTGCCGAAGCGCACGGGGACTTCTTCCACAACCTGTGGAAGGATGCAAAGGCGGGCAACAACAACTTCATTCCTTTGTTCTTCCCGTGGTACTACGGCGAGGACTACGCCCTACCGTTCAAGGACAACGGAGCTAGGCAAGACTTTGAGGCCAGCCTTGACGATGAAGAGGTAGCGTTGCGAGAGCAGATAGAGAGGGAGGCACTACCCCTCGATGTGCTGGAGCAGTTGCATTGGAGGCGATGGGAGATTAAGGACATGCCCTCGAAGGATGAGTTCCGAAGGGCATACCCCTCCAATGACGTTGAGTGCTTCCAAGCTGCTGGTGTGTGTAGGTTCGATAGAGGGGTGATACTCAACGACATGCTTCCAAACTGCCACCCACCCCCCCTCGAAGGTGTATTAGAGGAGGTTGATGTAAATTTCAAAATTCCGTTTGGTTTGGGTGTGGGGACCGAGAAGGTTATTCAGTTGAAGCCTGACTCGGGTGGCTGGTTTAAGGTTTGGGAGGTCCCCGTGAAAGGTCGTCGTTATGCGATTGGCGTTGATACTTCGGAGGGGATTGAGACGGAGGACTCTGTGACTGACCCTTCTTCTGTTCATGTGGTCGACATAACGAATGGTCGCGTGGTGTGCGCGATGCACGGGTATATTTGTCCCGATTTGCTGGGCGGCGAGTTGGTCAACTTGGGGCAGTACTATGAGGGGGCTTTGATTCTGGTAGAGGCAAACAACACGGGCTTGACGACGTTGAAGGCATTGAACCGTTTGCGATATCCGAGGATTTACCATCGGTCGGTGGAGGAGGAGCGCGGTCGTCGTCAGACTCGCAAGATGGGGTTCAAGACGACTTCTGTTACGCGCGGTCCATTGATTGACTTCTTGGCGGGCGCGATAAGGGACAAGGAAATCTTTGTCCCCGACTCTGATGCGCTGGACGAGTGTATCGGTTTTGTGCGGAACAAGGCCGGGAAGTATGAGGCCGGTACGGGGGGGCACGATGACCGGGTGTTTTCCCTGGCCTTGGCATGGAAGGGCCTGATGGAGTTGCCGGCGTATGTTGATCCGCCGGATGAGCGCCCGGAGGGCTTTGCGATAAATTTCGATGATTTTATTGACCAGATAGAGAAGGAGAATCGTATCGGGCTCAAGAGGCGTGGGGCTTATGGGTAGGTGGTGGCACAACGACCTGAACGCCCCCATTGACTACCTTGAGGCCTTCAAGGCTGGCGTGAAGGAGGGCCTGCGGATGTTGAAAGAGCCCGCGGCTCGGGGGGGCTCGCACCACGATTGGGATGCCGTCCAGCGCCGGTTTCTTAATCAGCCCAAATACATGCTGTGGTGGGCCTACGGGTTCACTTACTCCGACCCGTGGGACCTTGCAATAGCGGGGGTGTGATGGCCGCGCCGGAAACGTCGGGGGGCCTACAGCTAAGGCGGGCGACGGGATTTCGGTGAAAAGGCGAGGGGCGTATGGATGAAGGGGCCAGATTAAATGTCTTGGGTCTATGTTCCGGCATTGGAGGAATCGAGCTTGGCCTTCATCGAACTGGAGGCTTTAGAGCTGTCTGCTACGTTGAGAAAAACCCTTGGTGCGTGGCTGTCACTATTAGTCGAATCAAAGATGGTCTGCTCTGCGATGCCCCAATCTGGACAGACCTCAAGACCTTCGACGGTAAGCCTTGGCGTGGAGTTGTGGATTGCATCGCTTCGGGCTTCCCGTGCCAGCCAGTCTCTACTGCCGGCAAGCGACTCGGCGAGGAAGATGAACGGTGGCTCTGGCCCGAAATCATCCGAATCATTTGCGAGGTACGACCCCGAATCGTCTTGCTGGAGAATGTCCCAGGGCTCCTTGTTCGAGGGTTTGGACGAGTTCTCGGAGACTTGGCCGAGGGCGGGTATGACGCGGAGTGGGATGTCATTTCAGCTGAGTCCGCTGGTGCGCCGCACCTCCGAGAGAGAGTGTTCATTGTGGGCTACTCCAGCGAGTTGGGATTCGGTGGGGAGTACAGGCGGGGGACAGGGACGGAGCTTGAGGACGGACGTGAGGAGGTGGCCCACGATAACAGTAGAGGATGCGGGTCGGAAAGGAAGCGCAGAGGGGTGGAAGAAATACGAGGAGAAGGGCCAGACCTCCCAATGGCGGTTACGAAACTGGGTCAAGGTGTGGCCCACGCCGACGCAGAGGGATTCACGCACATTTTTGGGGGCGGCAAGGCGGCCATATTGGCAGGGTGGAGAGAACTTGGTAGCGACGGCTGGTGGAACGCTGAACCCCTATTGGGTCGAGTGGCTCATGGGGTTCCCAATCGGGTGGACCGCCTTAGAGCCCTTGGAAACGCCGTAGTGCCACAGGTGGCCGAGGTTGTGGGTAGGATGATTTTAGAGCGGGAGAACCGCGTGGGTTTGAAACGTAGAGGCGCATATGGATGATCGCTGGTGGGCAAACGCGGGGATTCCGGCGACGGCTTGGGAAGCCCTAGACGTAAACGCTTTTGCGAGGTATGAGGCGCTCCATCTGGGGCGTCTTTTTCAGCCTAGATATATGATGTGGCGGACCCTTGGGAGGCGGCTCGCATATGTGGAGGCGTCAGACCTTCCCCCTGCGGGGGTGTAAATGATAATGCAGACTGAGCGCAACCGTGTGGCGGCAAGGGGAGAGTGATGAAGAACCCAAGGATTAGGTTGTTCGGCTACAAGGTCGTCACGCAACTTCTCATCAGGCTCGACCGAGTTAGGGACCGAATCATGCCGTGGGGCGAGAGGTTTCAATACAGAACAGATAGGGTGTGTTACGTTCCCAACAGGACGGTTTTCTCATGTTGTGATTGCGGCTTGGCTCATTTAGTGTGGCCCCTTGACGGAGAGGATTTCAAGGAGCCCGCCTTCAGGATGCTCCCACTTCGTCCTTTCAACTATGACTATAGTTGGAGAATCGGCGCGCCCTCGGTTGGCTTTGACCTTAACGATGAGCCCGAAATAATCCAAGAGATAATTGACGCAGAGTTTGGTAAGGAGCCCCGATGACCGACCGCAACCGTGAGGATTTTTACAAATGCCCCCACTGCGGCCAATTCGAGGCCGGGGAGTTTCACTACAAGTATTGCTGGCTCACCGATGAACCCATCATTACCACGCAATACTGCCCTGTTTTGAAGCGGCGGGCGAAAAGGCAGGTGGAATTTGCTCTATGAGCAGCCTTGACCTATTCCTATGGTGCGTGTTTCTTTTTTCGCTGGAAGTGATGTTCGTTTTGTCGGTGTTGTTACTCGCATGAAAGGAGGGTGAGAAATGCCGAGCAAAGTTGTAAAGCGCGGATCGAAGTGGGCGGTGGTGGAGAAATCGTCCGGCAAGGTGAAGTCGCAGCACGACACCAGAAGGAAGGCCGAGGGTTCCCGTCGCATACGGGACTCTGCGAGGGAGAAAAAATGACTAGCTCCCTTTGGGTTTTAATAAGCGCTGTAGCTATCTTCGCCATGTGGTTCATCTTTAGTATAACTGTGATATATTACGAAATGCGAGCCATAAAAATGAGGAAATAAACCATGACGACAACCATATCACAGCTTGAGAAGAAAGCCCGGGGGAAGGCGTCGGCATTGGGCCACGCCTTGGGCCAATTAACGAAGTGGACCTACAAAGTCGGCACCGAGTTCAATCCAACAGGCAAAAGGGAAAGGCCGCGCCAAGGCGGTTCGTTGTATTGCATAAAGTGCGACAAAGGTGTAGTGCTCCGGGTTTCCCCGAGGACAGGGTTCCCGTGGACCGAGGAACATATCGCGGGCTTCGGGGTTCGGGATGAGCCCCCCGGCGGAGGCAACCCCGGAAGGCTCGGCAAGATGAACTGGTGGCAAGCCGAGTGTGGGCAGGGGGCATGAGTCGCCAGCGGGCTTGTTCTATTGAGGGTTGCGGCGCGGAACACTATGCGCGCGGGTGGTGTAAAAAACATTATATGCGTTGGTTTAGGTACGGAAGCCTCCTTGCAAGAGAAAAGGCGCCCAATGGTTCAGGTTACATCACCAACCAAGGACGCAGAATGGTCTCCCGCCTTGTTGATGGAAAACACCAAAGGACCTTCGACTATCGAGCCCTTGTTGAAGGAATATTAGGTCGCCCACTAAAGCAAAGCGAAGTTGTCCACCACATAGACGGCAATCCGCTAAATAACGACCATAGCAATCTGGTGGTCATGGAGGATAATATGCACAGGCACCTTCATTGCGCGATGGAGAAGGCCGAGAACACTTAATGTCATGGATTAACCCCAACCGCCGTTTGACATTGTTGCCGACGTAGCGTATAGGATGAAGGCATGACCCCCATATCCGCTGGTGACGGCTTGGTTTTTTGTTCTGACTGCGAGGAGCCGCTTGAGTCGGTCATCTTCGGCGGCGAGATACGGGCTTACTGCCGTAGTTGCGATTACGAAAAGCCGTGGTTGGACATGTTGGAGGGGGTGGGGGCGGTTCCCGTCAAGATAAAGATTGCTGTTGCCCCAAATGTGACCGTGGAGGTCACGGTGGAGAAGGACTTGCCCCCTGGGAGCATGATAGTCGGCTCCAAGGGGAAATTTATTGACATCGAAAAAGCGGAAGGAGAAGCAAATGCCTAAGCATCCTGGCAAAGGACAAGGAATCGACAAGGGTTCTCACAAGCAGCCATCGTCGCCCCCGAGGTTGGGTCCGTCCAAGTCGACCGGCAACCCGCAGAAGGTCGGCAAGGGGAGCAACCCCGGCGGCATCGAGAAGAGCCAGAGCAGGGTGAAGGGGAGGTAGGCGATGACTCCGACTACGGCGTTAGAGAAAAAGGCAGATGCGGTTGTCAAGGAACTCGAGGCCGCGAAGAAGAAGGAACTCCTCGACAAGACCCGAGAGCTTTTGAAGGTTACGGAATCGAAGCTCAAGACCTTGGAGAGCATCGACGAGAACGATGCCTTTCCAAAGAGCGAACGGGAAGAACTGCTTGAGGAGTTTACGGATCGCGCCAGCGGCGAACTGGAGAAGGCCGGTCGGGAGATGGCCCTCGGCCTGGTCTATCTCAGCATGGCCGAGATTAAGGCCGAAACGTCGAGATTCTTTCCCCCGACGATGAAGCCGGCGGCGGTCAATGCGATGGTCAAGTGCATGGTCGTTGAGACGTTCGCCAAGAAGTACGTCATTCCGGCGCTGGCGAAGGAAAAGCTCCGGATTAAGCAAGGCGAGGTCCAGCCCGAGATCATGCACCTTCGCATCGAGATTCAGAGACTCCTGGGGGAGCTTGGGAAGTAAGCGAGCATTACGATGATTAAGAAGTGGTACATTTGGCTGCTGATCGTTCTCTTGGCCGGCGGAATTGGGGTTTGGTTTTTTGCCCCCGTCACGCCCTTGCGGGTGACTATATCGAGCTTCGAGTTTCACAATCAGGCCGGGAACGATTGGTTGCGCGTGGTGTGGAAAATCTACAATCCCTCCTCGTCCTATGCCGAAGATATTATCGTAGAGACTGCTCACTTTGATGGGGGGTCGTGGTTGAGCCCTATCAAGAGTTCGAGCGGCTACACCATTGCGGGGGGGGATTTTACAGAGTTCGTCACCACGATGGCGACTAGGGTGGCCCCGAAGTGTTATCTAGGCATCGGGACGATGACGATTAACGAAACTCCTACATCTTACAATATGTGTCAAGCCCAAGAGCCTCCCATGTATCTGCAAGTGAAGGTCCGGTGGACGGCGGCGGGCTATTTCCGGCGCGAGGTCGTGAGAGGCTTTGCTCTGAGGGCAGAAGGCCACAGGGAGGGCATCTGATTGCCTCTTAGGTTTCCCATACGTCCCGAAGGACTCACAAGCGGTCCTACGCTTAGGCCGTCAGGTGGCCCCAATGGCGCCCCCACCTACGAGATGTGGAAAAGGCGCATCGGGGCTTCGCTTGCCCGTCGGGACGAGTGGAAGGAAAGCGTAATACGCTTCTTTGTAGAGCTTCGGGGTGAAAGGGTCATAACCTGGGGCGCAGAGGAGATGCAACAATACTTCGACTTCTGGGTGAACATCCTCTACTCGAACGCCAAAATCCTCCTCGGGCATATTTACTTCCAAGACCCCAAGTTGATCGTTAAGAAAACCACCGACAGGGTGATTGAACTCGCGCCGATGATTGAAGCGTTAGCCCAATACTACCAGCGAGAGTTGAAAATTAAGAGGACCAACCAAAAGGCCCTCATAAACGGAATAATCACCAACCTTGGGGTAACAAAGACCGGGTACAAGGCAATCTTTGGCGAGCCCATTGAAGCCGTAGATGAGAGAGACGAGGACAGCATCGCCGTCACCGAGCGAAGCCTGAGACAGATGGGGCTCCTAAAAGACGAAAAGAAGGGCGTTCTTGACCCTGAGAAATATCACGAACTTATCGCCGACGAGAGGCCCTTCGTAATAAATGTCTCCCCATTCGATATGCTCTTTCCGGTAGGCTCGAAGGAGATGGATGAACTTCAATGGGTTGGTCAAGAAATTACGACCTTTCTCTCAACCGTTAAGAATAACCCCCTCTACCCGAAGGAACTTACCGAAAACCTCCAAGGAACTCATATTGTCGAGATGCCCGAAGGACGCAGGATGCTTGGCATCGATAGGGACGCTTTCGCGGGCGACGAGGAATATAAAATCATCCGAATATATGAAATCTATGATATGAAAAACAACCAGTTTCACATCATAGAGCCTACGGTCCGCGACTTCCTTCATTCATCGGCCAATCCCTATGAAGTGCTGGACGGGCACCCCTACGACTTCTTCCAGCCCTGCATTTCTCCAGGGAAAGACGTTTACGGAACCCCCCTACCGAAGATAGACGAAGCGGTAAGGCTTGAGTACGTCACTATCCGGCAAAGGATTATGGCCCACATTGACAAGTTTGTTGCGAGGCTGGCAGTAAGGTCAGATGGTTTAGATGAAGCCACCCTTAGACAGGCAAAGCAGGGCGACCTTGGCTCCATTATCATAACGACGGACGACCCCAACAAGGTTTTTTCTGGAATGCCCAATCCTGGCATCGACCCTGCGACATTTATCCACCTAAATCAGTTACTGAATGACCTTAGAATTTCAACAGGCATTTCGGAAGCCAAGAGATCGGGAGAGGGTAGGAGAAAAACCAAAGGCGAGGCCGTTCTTATCGAAAAGGGTTCCGATGTAGCCCTGAGCGTTGACCAAGATAAAGTCGATGACTTTGTGACTGGTCAGGCCCGAAGGTTGGTCCAGGTGATTCTCAGGTTCGTGGACTATCCCATCGCTCTGATGTTTGCAGACCCAGGCCAAGCGGAGCAGGAAAGGGCGGTTATTCCATCGGAGGACATTCGGGCAGAGGTACATTTTTCCGTCAAGGTCGGCTCGTCGCAACAGCCCAACCCGGAGCTCGATAGGATTCTCAAGACGGATTTGTTCTCTCTTGCAATCAATCCAGCGACGAGGGAAGCGTTGGGTTTTCAAGGAAAGGCCCCCGATTACGTCCGGATGTTCGAGGATGTCGTCGCCGCCCACAACCTTCCCAATCCAGAGGACTACCTAGTGGACCTTCCCCCGCCCGAGCAAGAATTAGAGGAGGGTGAAGAGGGCGGGCAAGAGCCAGCAAACATACTCCAGGCACTTGCGGGGGGCCAGCAATGAGATTTCGCCTGAAAGTCCATTGGCCTTGGTTTGCGCTCCTCGGCGGCTTCATCCTTGTCCTGTGGACCGCCGCCATCTTTCACATTCGCTTCTATCAGGCAAGGGCCGACTGGTACGCTTCGTCTGCCCTTTACGCAGAGAACGAAGCCCGCATGGAGCAAATAAATCAGAAGTGGGAGCGCATCATAGCCCTTGAGGAGGCATCCGGAGATATATCTTCTAAGCACACTCGGGACCTTTTTAAGTCTCTAGCCAAACTTCAAATGCGAATGACCAAGGCTGAGGACAGGCTGGACATTATCGGGGAGCGCTTGGTAAAATGGCGACTCCTAAACCCGTAAGGGTTATGGTACGATACTTTGTTCATTGCGCGAAGGATGTGCTTGAAATATACAAGGAGCGTTGGAGGCTGCTGTGGGCAGGAGAGTAAAGGAGCGATTCATCTATTGCCGGGAGCAAAAGAAGGTCGTTCCCGCAGGAGAGGTCAAGCACTACCGGGCTGGCATCGGGCCAGCGGTGCAAATAATCAAGCCCCATTTTAACCCTTCATTGGGGCAGTACGTTACCTCCAAGAACGACCTGCATAGAAAGTTTGAAAAGAAAGGGCTTGCGCCAATCGAAGATTTCCCTCATTGTAAGGAGGGCGTCCACAAGACCGTCCGGACGAAGCCGGACATAAAGGACGCGATGGAAAGGGCTCGGGCCCGATTGAAGGAGCGGGGCGAGATATGAAGTGCGGCTGGTGTAAAAAATGGAACCCAGGGCACAGGCCCAACGATTGCGAGGAAAGAACAAAGCCGCCCGCCTTTTTTTCGGCTCTGATTCGTCGAGCCCTGATGCGAGACATTGAACGGGTGGAGAAGGGGTTGACCCGATGACCAATCGGAGAGCAAAGCCGAAGAAGGTTGTTCGAGCGGCACAACCCCCGCCCGAGACGATTACGATGTCCATAATAATACCTCCTGATGCTCCTCCGTTTGTTGAGGGGCCGCTTAACGACCCCATCAGGGCATACGGAATTTTAAAGATAGGAGAGAAATTGCTCGACGCTTATTACGATGCGTTGAGGGAGAAAATGAAAAACGAGGAGCCTAGAATAATTCTTCCGACGACACACTAGGCACTTCTTCATAGGATAACGCCCCGCCGGCCAGCGGGGAAGTCCAAAGGGAAAGCATAGCCCTATCCGTTGCAACGGGCGGATAGGGTTTTTCTTTTTGGGCGTAACGGGCTATAAACGCGGCGGTTGGCAAACCGTCGCACCGGGCGGGGTGCAGCCGACCCCGCCCATCCCTAAATATCGGGCTCTAAATAGCGATGGTCGAAGCCGGACCATGGGGAGGACGGAAAATGCCAGGAGAAGTGGACGACAAGGGTAACCCAGAGGAGCGAACGGTCCCGCTCGAAGTGCTGACAGCGCAGGGCAAGGACAAGGACGCCAGAATTGCCGACAGGGATGAGGAAATTCAGAATCTCAACCGGCAAATTGCGGCTCTAAAAAGCCCGACCGAGGATGGTGGTCCTGCACCAACGCCGGAGGTAGAGGCTCCAGGGGACTACAAACCCGAAGATGTGGCCTTTATCGAAGGGCTGATTTCGAAAGCCGTTGGGGGCCTGGATAGTTCCAGGGTGGCCCCGATGGTGGAGATGGTGAAGTCGCTGTTAGAGTCGCAACACTCCGTTGGTCTGCAAACCAAAGTCTCCGCGATTAAGGAAGTGCCTCCAGAGTTTCAGCCGGAAGCACTTTCGGCGGAGATCGCGGCGGTCAAGGCAGAGGCAGGAGCGGCGGGCAGATTTATTACCGCCGAAGAGGCTTACGGGCAAATTATCGTAGGTAAGTTGCCCGAACTCCTCGAAGCCTCTGGTAAGACCTCGGAGGCAGAGCGTGTGAAGCTCCTCGCAGAAAAGAAGCTGACGGTTGCGGTACATTCCGGGGAAGGCGTGTCCCCAGAGATGGTGGGCACGGAAGGGCGTGAATGGTATGACAAGCTCCCCCATGAGGACAAGGAAAAGAAAGAGCAAGTCACCCAAAGCGTCTATCACAAAGTCCTTACTCGGTTGGGGATTCCGATTCCGCCAGCTTGAGGATAGCTAAATGGCGATTGGAGGCGCGGAAATCACAACCAAGATCCTCGCCGAAACGCTGTTCGAGCTCTCGCCCGTAATGGAGGACAATGTATCGAAGATGATACCTTTATTCTGGTTCTTGAGAGCCAAGGACCAGATGAAGGAAGTTACGGGCGCCAGAGATTTCCGCGAACGGCTGATGTACGGCAAGGGCTCTTGGGACTACTACGAGAAATGGGGAACTCTGGACATGACGCCTCAAGAAGGCTTCACCCATGCCATCTACACCCAGGTAAGGGGTGCGGCCCCGATTGTTCTTGAGGACTGGGAAGTTCTCCAAAACGCCGGTGTCCATCAATTAGGGGACATCGTGCGCGACACCCAAGTTCAAGCCGAAATCACAATGGGCGAGGGCCTGGGGGTTGACCTCTTCAACGACGGGTCTGACTCGGCTCGGATTCACGGGCTGAGGTTTCTCATCGCAGACGATCCGACAACCGGAACGGTAGGAGACATCGACAGGTCGGACGCCCTCAACATTTGGTGGAGAAACCAGGTCAAGACCACGGCGCTTACGTCATTCAAGGCGACGTGGCTCGATGGCTGGCACCACCTAGAGGAAACCTACCTCGATGCGTCGAAGCGGTCGAATGACAGCCCAAACTTCTGTGTCACGACACCGCTGATCTACCGTTTCTACACAGCCGGCCCGACGGACAGGACTCGCGTAGGCACAAACGAGCTTCTTGCCAAGGTCGGCTTCGCAAACGCCGCGTTTCACGGTGCCGCCGTGGTGTACGATGAGAATTGTCCGGCGGACCACTTCTACTTCCTGAATACGCGGTATCTCAGGATCAAGGTTCTCAAGGGCGGGAACTTCCGGATGTATCCCCCGGCCTCGCCCGCCAATCAGCCCTGGCTGGCCGTCTCGGCCATAGTGCTGATTGCCCAGTTAACCATGAGCAACGCCGCAAAGCAGGGCGTCTCAACCAACATCACGGGTTAGGGGGAATGATGATGAAGCGAATACTTAGAAGCCTCATCGTGTCGGCCCTCATCTTCGTGATGGTTGCGCCGGCATGGGCAATAAGAACCCCGAGTTCCATCGGAAGAACGGATTCCGATTGGATCATCATAAACGTCCGGAACGTCTGTCACACAGCCGGCACTACGAACTGTGTAATGTTTGCCGGCGAGGTCGTTGAGTGGGTGGTTGGAGCCACCAATCCAGGCGTGGACGTACAGAAATCGAATACGAATGACAGCCCCTTAATTGCGGGGCTCATTGTTGGTCCGGCCTCTGCCGTTACGTCCAAGAGCGGGACCGTGGCCTCTGGTGAGTTGGCGGCGATGTTGATATACGGGTATTACGCCTTCGCCATGACCACCGGAACCCTGGTCAACGGGGACATCCTCGGGACCTCTACCACTCTTGGTGTAGCGGATGTTTCGGCTGGTACGGCGGGTACAATTCTAGGGACGATTATTGCTGATAGCGTCTCTGGTGCGCCGTCCAACACCAACGGGGTTTTCATCGACGTTCGATAAACGCGGTGACGGGGGGAGGGGCCGAGTCTCATAGGCACCCTCCGTGAGGCACCGCTCAAGTGCATCCCTCCCCTCGTCAATGGGGTTCTTCTGCCTCAAAGCAAGGAGGGTGTCATGGTAAGAGGGTTAATATTCTTTCTAGCGGTACAATCGTTTTTCCTCATCCCGCAGGGTGGGGCTACGGGTTACGCTAGAGTTCCCCCAATTGGGGACAGGGTTACTACTCCGCGTGAGCTCCTGACCTATTGGGCCATCTACGGCCTTATAGGTTGGTGGATGTGGAAGGGCGACAAGACAATTGCTCAGAGCAAGTGGCTGGCCGCTTTCGTCGTTTGGTCTGCCTTCGGGGTTATCTATCCCCTTTCCTTCACGATGCAAAAACTTTTCTTTTATGTAGACCCTGTCGGGCTCAAGTTTTTCCACTCGGCCTTATTCTTTTCTCTTGCATGGATTATTCTGAGCGGCTCCTTGGGGCGCCTTGACGTTTTCAAGGTGAACACGGCTCTAGTGATTATAGGGTCTGTCCACGCAGCTATTGTTTTACTTCACGTTGCCGGCTATCCCGCGATTGGGTGGCTTCCATTATTGAAAAACCCTAAGTGGCACCACGCGAAGCCCGAACACGTCATCGGGATTGTCGGGAATACTTGGCACATGGCGGCGTACTTGGCCTTCATCTTTCCCTTGACGCTGGATCGGTTCAGGCCCTTCCCCAATTATCTTATTTACGGGCTGATTATCGGTGCCCTGATAGTGACCAAGAGTTCATCTTCGATGGTCGCGGTTTTGGCCGGATACATCACCTACGCTGGCCGGACGCTACTCATAGGGTGGCGCCGACTGGTGGTGGTGGGGCTGATAGGTGTAATTCCTGCGTATGTTCTCTTCATCGACAGGCCGGCTTATGCCGATTGGGACAGGTGGCAGATTTGGAAAACCACCATTCAAATGGTTCCCCTCCCAGGCCAGAGAAAGACATTGCCAGCGAACGCATTGACTCAGGGAGAGAAAAAAGCGTTCCTTCCCGAGTCAAGTGCATGGTTGATAGGTTACGGAGCATCGGGCTACGCTCAGATATTCCCTCATATCAGCGGACAAGACGAGACGGGCCACTACTGGTTCAATTACCCCGGCTCTGGCCCGAAGAACATAGGTAAGCCTGGTTATCAGGGGCCGAATTGGAACCTCCACGCCCACAATGAGTATCTACAAGTGCTGTTCGAGCATGGGCTTGTGGGGCTGGTCATGGTGTTCGGCTTCATCTACTGGCTCTTTAGGCGGGCACGCGGGCTCATGGGGAGCCTCGAACTCCGGCGGTGCATGGGCGCGGTTGTAGCAATCCTAGTCCACAGCTTCTTTAACCCCACAATGCATGTCGCACAGCTAGCGACGGTGGCGGTGGTGGTTTCGTCGGGGGCTTATGTTCTCACAGAGAGGTAAAGGGAAATGAGCGTTTTGAGCTACGGCTGGTTTAGGAAAACGGTGGCGGCGTCGGGGACACCAGAGGCATTGAAGCCTAATGCGTTCAAGGTCTTATGGTGGACCCTGACGCCGATTCAGGGGAACTCGGGGGCGAACGTCTACGTTGGAAGCGACGACATGCCTCCAAGTAGCAACGCTTATCCTTTGACCATTGGTGAGCATTTCCCTTCGCCCCTGAGTGGCGGGCAGAGCGTTTTGCACGCTGGCGGGCTCAGGGATGACTTGAACAAGATTCAGATCGACGTGGATACAAGCGCTGACGGCGTGATTGTGCTCTACGCCAGCTATCCGGGGGATACGCCATGAAGCGCATAAATAAGAATCGAAGCTCGCCTAACAAATGCTTCGTCGTTGTTCTGCTTGCGGCGTTGTTTCTCGCCTATCAATTCGCTCCTCGGGTCTTGTACGTCGGCAGGCCGGAGGTGGCAATGGCGGTTTTTGGTGTTCGGGGGACGCCCTCGACGATAAACAAGGATATTACATGGAGGGACAGCAAAAAAATCAAGTTCGGCACCGACGGCGACTGCACTTTGGAGTACGACGGCTCCGACCTAGTGTTTACCTGTACGACTTCGAGCAGCGGGATAAGCTTCGACCTCGCCGACACGACCGGCACGTTAATCTTTGACAATAAAGGCAATAGCGGCGTTACAATGATAGCGTCAGGAACACTAGACTTTAACCCCGCAAACTTAACATTCTTTGGGGCGAACGTTACTAGCGGTGCTGGCCAAGTAGCCTTCGATAATGCTGCAACCCCGCCGACCTCCTTAGGCATTGACTCTTTTGCGCTCTGGTCGCAGGACATAGCCACAGGCCAAGCGGCCATGTTCCTCATGACGGAGAGTGAGGGTATTTCCTCCTGGAACAACCTGAATGGAACTACCAATAGGTGGGGCACGCAGGAAGACGTTGCCGATTCGGGCAAAGTCATAATGGCGGCCCCCTCAAATGGAGGCTTTGGCTTTGCAAGGCTTGGTGATGCTGAGTATGCGTTGTTTACCTTTACCTCTGCCGCTGCCGTGACGCTCATATCTACAAGCGGTGCCAATGTCGGAACCACGGAGGATAACGATACTACCTTCAACATCTATGACAACGGGACCGCCGTCGGGTTCAACAATGAACTGGGCTCCACGCTCAACCTATTCGTCATGGTCTGGTACGATTAATGCGTAATTACCTCCAGATGAAACAACAGGTTCAGCGTCGGATTAGGAACACGACCATTTCCACGGCCTCGGCAGACATGGGGGACTGGTTCGAGGGGGCCCGCGAGTGGTTAATGCAATATAATTGGCGGTGCCTACGTTTTACCTGGACCTTTGTTACCGTAGCATCTCAAGCCGAATACGGACTTACGCCTCTAATATCGGATATTAGGGTTGTCAAGTTCACGACGGATATAGAAAAGTACCTGTTTCCGAAAGACCTCCAAGAGATTGACCTCCGCGATCCAAATCCTTCCACGACCACTTACCCGAACTTTTACTATTTGAACGGAACGAGGAATGTAAAGAATCAGCCCTCAAGCGCATCGGTGGTCACGGTTTCCTCAGACGATGCGTCCGACGACACCCAAAAAATAAGGATAACCGGGCTGGTAGGAGGGATTGAGAGAACGGAGGAACTTTCCCTTAACGGGACAACGGACGTGGTGGGCTCCTTGAGCTTTACAGAAATTCTCTATGGTCCGGCCCTCGATGCTGTGGCTGTGGGCGTTATTACGGCCACAAGCAACTCAGCCGCCGTGACACTCGCCGAGCTACCACCCAACAAGATTGCGGTTGATTACACGACTTTGGGGCTCTATTTGACCCCTTCCACGGCGGGCAAGACGCTCACCGTTAGGGGCGACATGGAGCTTGCGGTTTTGGTCAATGACGATGATATTTGGCCCGCCCAAGTTCAGCAACTAGGGATGCAGCACGTTTACGCCCGGTGGTTGGAATATGATGGGCACCAGAAGGCCGGTCCTGCGTTGGCAGAACTTTTTCACCCCCTGAGTGGTCGGCCAGGGCCGATGTTGAGTAGGGCTCTTATTAAAAACATGAGAGAGCTAAACAGGGTTCATTTTATTCAGGGGGGCAGAAGAGGCGTTAGCACACAAACCCTTCTCCTAGATGGCGACTTTCCTCCTGTTTGGTAAGAGGTTATGGCTAGACTTTATCAGCCTATTGAGATACTCACCCCGCTTGGGGTGAACGACCGAGACGCCCGCATGGGCGGCTACCCGAACGAGTCCACCAATTGCAGGAACGTGGACTTCTTCGGCGACCATATATCTACGAGGAAGGGGCGGGATAGGTACAACACCGCAAGGAACGGCAGCGGTCTTGACATTTACAGCCTCCACTATTTCACCGATGAGACGGGGGCTGGACACCTACTAAAGACGGCCGATGATGCAATATGGTTGGGCTCTGCCCTTTCTAAAACAGGGACGTGGACGAGCAAGAGGGCGGGATTCACGGCCGACAAGGTGTGGACCTCTACGACCTTCGTAGAAGGAACGAGAATATATCTTGCGCTGACTAATGGCGTGGACGCCCCCCAGAAATACGACCCGCAAACAGGGGACGTTACCGACCTATCAGACGATGCCGATCTGCCAAAGGGCCAACTATGCTTCACCCTTGCCGACAGGGTGTTTATAGGCCCCATGACCGCCACAGACCAGGACTTCAGATTTGAGCACTCTAAGGACCTCGACGTTGCGGGTGCGACTTCTTGGAGCGAGGCAAATAACTTCGTCCAGATTCCAGGCCGTAGCATACCAAAAGGCGGCGTGGTTATGGGCGATGTAGCCTTCGTCCTCAACGAGGAGGAGATATTCGCCATTCTTTATACGGGTGATGCGGTCACGCCATTTTGGATTAGGCGCGTCGGGGACATGGGAACGCTCTCCTTCCAGACAATCAAGGTCCTTCCCGGCGAGAACGCATTTGTTTTTCTAGGCACAGACGGGATGGTTTATAAGTTCGACCTCCAATACAGGCTAGAAAAGATAGGCGTCAAGATTCCTGGCGTCCTATTCGGAAGCGATGACACCGATTTCAGCGGCCTTAACAAGGCCCAGATTGCAGGGGCCGTGGCCGGGGTTGACCCCGAATTGCAGAAATATATGCTCTTTGCTCCTGATGCCGGAGACTCGTACAACTCCTTGGCCCTCGATTATTATTGGGGTACGAAGCTGATTGACATTGACCCTGTTTCCAGAAGAGGGAGCGGTCTTTTCTTGGGCCAATGGTTCTACAGCGACGCCGACGTTAGGGCGATAGTGGTCGGGAGGGACAGCAACGATAAGAGGGTAATCCTGACCTCATCTGGCAAGCCCGACTATGTAACAGGGACGGTTTCCATAAGTGCTGGTGGTGTGGTGACGGGGAGCGGCACCGCCTTCGATCAGAGCATGGTGGGAAACGACTTCATACCTACTTCTACGGGTACGGCTTTTGTAGTTACGTCGGTTGCGGGAGCCACATCTCTCCAGCTAACCAGCTACACCGAAGGTGCTGTCGCCGCTGGTGAGGCGTTCACCATAAGCCGTCGTGGGATAGTCTTTCAACAGGACAGCGGGGCGAGCGACGACGGGGCGGCTATCGACTCTTTTTGGTTCAGCCGGTGGCACACACACGGACGCATGGACCTCTTTAAGCACTTCCCCGAGATGGATGTTATTACCAGGAATGTCGGGGATTGGTTATTGCAAGTAAATCACATGGTTGATTTCCAAGATGGCGTTGGCCTCCAGAAGACAATTAACCTTGCGCCGGACTCGGCGATAGTCGGGACGGCGATAGTCGGAACGGCGGTGATAGGATCGCTTGGGGCCGTCCCGAGAAAGGTGCCGACCAACTCTTACGGAAAGGCCATTAGGTATCGTTTCAGAACGAATGGCCTCAATGAGAAGTTCACGCTCTATGGATACATCCCCTACGTTGAGGCCACGTCCTGATGGTAAGGAGAACCTTTACGCCGCGACACCAATTTCCGGATATCCCTGGGCTGAGGAGGGAGCTTGATGAGATATCACGGATGTTCCTTAATCCAACCGCCGTGAAGAGGACTCCGTCAAGCGCGACGGATTCGGGCAACCAGGGAGATTGGACCTATGATTCAAGTTATTTATATCTTTGTACCGCGGATAACACTTGGCGCCGCATAGCGCACAGCACTTGGTGATTTATGAAAAACCGATTTTGGTCACGAGTGAATATTCTAGACCGGGACAGCTGTTGGATTTGGAAAGGAACCTTGAATAAGACAGGTGGTGGATATGGCACGCTCCAGCTTAACGGCAAACAGGCAGGGGCGCATCGAGTAGCTTATGAAATGGAGGTTGGGCCAATCCCCGAGGGAATGTTTGTGTGCCATCATTGCGACAATCCGCCCTGTGTAAATCCGTCTCACTTATTTGTGGGCACGCAGAAAGATAATATTCAAGATGCTGCTTCAAAGGGCCGCATGGCTTCTGGGGAACGACATGGGTTGAGGCTTCATCCAGGGCGTGTTTCACGAGGGGAACATCGTCCATCAGCAAAACTAACGGAGGAAATTGTTAAGGAAATTCGCCTGGACAAGAGAAGCGGTGTGGAACTGATGAAGATTTATGGAGTTAGCTCGTCTACCATAAGTGAAGCAAGAACAGGGGAGACGTGGAAACATGTTAAATAAAGGGTTGCGATTTCTACTTGGTAGCCTTTTTGTCTTTAGCCTCTTCCCGGGGACGGCTCAGGCCCACACCCCTATTTTGAACAAGGCCACCCTTCATGCGGCCACCAGGGGGCTCCGGGCCGATTACGAGAAGCTCAAGCGGGAGATGATGGAAGCCTACGCTTCGGGCGACCTTGGAAGAACCAAGGAGGAAGTAGCCAGGGCGACGAGGAGGCTGAACGGGGCTGATGCCGATATAGAGATTAGGCTCAACTTCATAATCCAGATGACGAACGAATATATCCAAAAGCCTTCGGACTATAAGGCCGTGAGGGTTCAATGGGAAATAGGCGAAACCGCAAAGCTAATCTTTGACCAGAGACGCCGGATCAAAAGGCTTCGGGGGATTGAGTAATGGGCGAAACCGTGGAAATCCCAAGAATTGCACTCGTAGCTATCTTGGATAGCATGAGGATGAACTGTGTGGTCCTTGAAAAACTCTTACGGGGAGAGCCGATAACGACCCTCGACCCTATCGAGCCGGTAGAGCCTTTCGACTTTGACGAGGCCGAGCGGAGTGCTCTTGAGGAGCCAGATGATGAAACCGAGTAAGCGGTTAGCAATTGCGGTCCTTGCCTTGGTGGGGGCGTGGTTCGTCGGCTCAAAGGCGCTGGCGGGCACAATAAGCCTTGGTAGGGTTTCGACGGGCGACACCATCACGGCTTCTTCGATTAACGACCCTCGGGCCACGCTCGAAGCCACTATCAACGGCGGGATAGAGAACGTCAACATCTCTGCCACCGCCGCGATAAGTGAGTCCAAGATTGCTTTCACAAGTGGTGGGCATGACCACGGCGGCGGCTCTGAGGGAACGCCTGTCGTCGGTGTGGCCCTCCAGGGCTATTTATTCGGCCTTGGCATATCCAATGCTGCGGGCGACACAGCCCACGATATTGACATAGCTGTAGGGCGTGCCACCGACTCAACGGACTCGACCAACCTTGCCGTTTCAGCCACGCTCACAGCCGCCATAGATACCCAAGGCATTAACGGGATGGACGACAACGATGATGTCACAAATGATGCCGAGGCCGACACCTGGTACGAAGTTTTGGTTGTCCAGAAAAGCGACGGGACGGCCATAGGCGGGTATTACAATAAGATAGCGACTTCGATGAATTGCCCGTCGGGGTACACCAATTGCACCTTTAGGATAATCGGATATGTCCGGACAGGCTCAGGAAACAATATCATCAACTTTACTCGGGTTGGAAGGTATTTCAGGTGGGATGACCCGATTAAGGATGTTGACGACAACACTATCACAAACGACACCGCAGAGACGGGCACCCTGACCGCACCACCTACTACGCTTGCCTTGGTTCGTCTAAGGGTTGCTTCTGATGGGGACCAGGGCAACTTTCTATTTGGTGGTCTGGTACGTCCCACGGGGGACTCCGACACTACGGCCAACGAGGACGAGTTTTGCATTGGAGTGGAGGCCCAATCCGGAGATGGTAGCACCGATGGAGTAGTTGGAGAGTGTACGGTTCTGGTGGATAGTAACTCTCAAATGGAATATATGGCTGTTGAGGATGCGAACACCACTACCGTTATAATCAACACCCTCGGCTATTGGGACACCATAGGGATTGAGTAATGGTAATAACCTATAAGTGTGAGGGTTGCGGGGCCTGTTGCACGGTGAATAACCCCTTTACCGGACTTGAGAGGTGTCCTAAGCTAACCGAGGATAATAGGTGTTCCATCTATGCTACCCGACCCGATATGTGCAGGTCGCGGAAGGTTGCTGATGCCCTTGGTTTGACGGACGAGGAGTATGATGAGTTAGCCAACGGGTCTCGCAGATTTCTACGAGAACTTGTTTACGGGGGTGATGTAAACCCAACCCCCCTATCAGGAGGAATTAAAGATGCTGTCGCTAGTTAAAAAGCTCTTGAGGGCTTTCTGGAACGGCTGGAAAGAGAGATGGGCCGAGTGGGTCGAGGAGAGCGTGTGGGGCCAAATACAAAACCCCCGCAGCGTTATCTTAGCCGAGCCGATTAGTGGGACGATGCTTGCTCTGATGGCCGCCCTAAGTGCCGCTGGCGGCATCGGGGGTGCTCTTTTGAAAAAGACCCCAAGTGCTCCTGCGCCCCTACCCACTCCCCAATTCGACCCTGGGAAGGCGTTGTCGAGCTTTCAATCTTTAGAGGCTGGACTTGGGGGCCGACCTGACTTCACTAGGTTTCTTGACAGCGCGACGGGCAGGGCTCTTTCTGGTGCGACCACGCGGATTTCATCGGCTCCTGTATTAAAACAGGCCGGTCGTGGCAGGGCGCAGAGGTCGGAGACGGCCAAGAAGTTCGGATTTCAGAGGACGGGCGGGTTTCTAAGGAGAGAGGACGAGGCCCAACGTGACCTCTTGGATGTGATGTCGCTGATTGGAGATAAGACCTTCGTTCAAATGCTCCAGAACTTCATACAGACACAGCAAGCCCCCCATGAGAGGCGCATTGCTGGCGCGACACGAATAGGCACCGCTGGCATGGGGCCACAGAGGTTCGGCCCGGTTCAGCCCGTAGACAATAGGCTTTCCGGGGCCGTTCAGGCGGGCGGTGAGTCGGCTGGCGACTTCGCGGCCCTCATGGTTCTGTTGCAAGCCATGCAGAAGATGGGCACCGGCGGTGGTGGCGGTGGTGGCGCAGGAGCCGGTGGCCTCTTTCCACTAGCGCCCCCGACAGCATAAATAAATGCCTAGCTTCGCTGAAAAGGTAACGAGGGCGCTCCAGACGGTTGCCAATATACAGGCGCAGCGCCAACGGGAAAAGGATCGGCGTGAGCGGCGAGCCGAGCGCGAGAGGACCCGTAGGCTTGAGGACGCGGCCCGCCGTGGTGAGGCCGAAGCCGCCGGGCTAGAGGAAGGATTGCCCGCCGTAGACATTGAGAGAAAATTACCATCGGCGAAATTGAGGACCAAAAGGATATTTAGCGCCCGCGAAGCGGGGATACCCGAAGAAGCAATAGCTGAAACCAAGGGCCGCCCTGGCGACCTTCCTCGACTCATTAGGGAAAAGGAACAGGAAACCAAAGTAAAGCAGCGGGGCCTCCTTGCCAAAGAAACCAACACGAGACGCCTCAACTTGGAAGGGGGCGCTATTGGGGTGCCACGCCTTGAAGGTGAGACAAACCCTCAATACGCTAAAAGAATTACGGCCGAGGAACTATTCAGAGGCCTCGATAAGCGGGGCAGGGATGTAAACTTGTTCCGCAGGAAAAACGAGACGCCCGAACAATACCAAAGTCGGATAGTGAAAGCAGAAAGAGCGCGCAAGGTAGAGACGGGGAAGGAAGCTAGGAAAACAAAGAGAACGGAGGACCTCAACCTCGAAGCCGCCGCATTGGGACTATCCCCGCGAGGCGTAGAGGAAACAAACATTGACCTCAAGAAGAGGATTGGGGTGGCCGAGGAAGAGAGGCGAACGGCTAGGGGCGAAAAGATAGACGTTCGGGCAGAGGAACGGTTTGACAAGAGGCAAGCGGCCCTCCTAAAGACGAGAAACGTAGAAAGGCTCAAGGGTGACTTGGTACGGTTTAGGTCTAGGGTCGCTGGAAGGTCAACCCCCATTACAACAACAAACGCCAAAGGGGAAAAAGTCAAAAGCAGAAAGATAATCCTTTCCTTTGAAGAAAAGGTGGAACTTAGAGGCGAAATGGAAAGGCTGGCGGCGGCAGGGATGTTCCCGAAGGAGGAGTTTGTTCCATCCTACTTACTCACGTTCGAGGAGATTGCCCAGGTTACGCAGGAGGTCCTCGCGGAGAACCCTGAATTTCAGACCCCTAGCTTCCTGGGGAGAGCCAGGAGGATTGCAAGCGATTTCTTTCATAAAGGGGCCATTGGTGCGCTCGCCCCTCTTCTAAGAGGGGAAGAAAAGGAGAGAGCACTTAATGTACTCCTCCTTGAGAAAGCAGACGCACTTATTCGGCTCCCGAAGCCAGCACCGAAGGGCAAGAAGCTCTTAGGAACGAAGCCCCCCAAGCCCACGACCCAAGAGGAGTTGAGCAAGCCCATCTCACAGAGGTCTAAGGAGTTTCACCTGCGACAAGCGGGCCTAAGGTAATGGCCGAACTAGAAAGAACAATCCCCTTCGATTGGGATGTTTATAATGAGACGCTCACGCCCGATGTGACGCGAAGGACTAATTCTGTTTTTGAGCTAGAGAGGCGCGGGGAGCTCCCGAAGGCACAGCTGGAGTCACTTCAAGAACTTCGCCGCCGCGGCCTTGTCCCATCCAGGCAGACCGACATTTCCTTGGAGCCAGAGCAGGAAGCCGAGTTCCAAGAATGGATGAGCACCGCCAATCCTAATATCGGCGACCCCGACGACCACCGCCAGCAATACGATTACCGCAGGGCGTTCCTGTCGGGGATGGTTCCACAGACCGACCCCGCTACGGGCCAGCAACACGGAGCCTCCACTTACAAGGCCCCTGACCACCCCAATAGGTTTGTCGAGAACGAACAAGGCGAACTCATAGATACCATCACCGGGCAGCGCATGGGGGCTGAGGCGGTGCCCAAGGACAACGGCGTTCAAGTCCACCTTATTAAAAAGGCCCCCTCCAAGAGAAGGCAACTTATTCGCACCCTGGGCGAGCTAGGGCTAGGGGAAGTCGAGGGCGATCCCCTGCCAGAGGGGGACGAAACGGAGGTTTCTCAGATACAATCGCCCTTCATGTCTGCCGAAGAAACGGAAGCGGAAAGGCTCGCAGAATTGGCGTTCTTGGGTACGGAGCCATATAGAGCGAAGCCGTTTGGGGGGATCGCTGGCCAGATTGCTCATGGCACATTCTATGCGTGGATGATTGGTGCCGCTGGCATCTATTCAATAGTGACGGCTCCCTTCACAGACGACGACCCGCTTGCGAAATTGCAGGAGCAATTAGCTGAGACACCGTTGGTGGAGGGCGGCGATACCTTCGCTGAACAGGTCGCCTTTGGTGCTGGTGCCTTCATTGGCACCATACCGCTGATGATAATAGGCCACCAAGCCGTCGTGGCGGCCCTGCCGGGTCTTTCTGCGACACTCGCTGGGAGAAGCGTCCAGGCTATGTTGGTTTTCATGGCCCTCCACCAAGCCCAGACGGGGCGAAAGATTGACCTTCTTGGCCTTACTAGGGCGGCGCTTACGGGGCTCATGCTACCGATAACGGGTCGGGTCGGTGGCACTTTGCGTCCCGCTCGTGCGGGCGCGGCCAGGTTCGGTGCTGGCACCGGCCTTGGTGCGACAATCTCTGCTCTCACCGGAGAGGACACGGAGAGCACCGTCCAACACGCCCTGATGACCGGCTTCCTCGCCCTGATAATGGGCCGGACAACCCACCTTCCTTTTAGTGAAAGGTCGAGGCTTCTAAAAGAGCAAGCACCAAGAGCCCGAAGGATACCCCCCACGGTTGAGGCCAAGATAGCGGAAGAAGAGGCCAGGTTCCAAGCGGCGCGAGAAGCAACAGCCAAGAGGCCGAGGACCGCCGAAGAAGAGCTCCTCCGGTTGGACCTAGAAGTGAAAGAGGCACCGGAGATACCCAACTTTGAAGAACGCCTTGCGGCCTCCGAGCTACTCGACCCGGAATTTACCGACCTGCTTAGAGCGGTTGATGAGGGCGAGGTTGGCCTAGAGGATGCCACAACATTCGTGACGGAAAGAGGGGCCGATGAGGTTTTCACCGTCGAGGAGCAAACGTCCTTAATAGAGCGGGCCGCAGAGGTTCCCGAGGAGCGGGCCTTCACCCTCCCGTCCGAGGAGTTTGCCCAAGAGGCCGCGCCCGTGGTGCCAGCAGAGGTTATACCGCCCACGGAGCGGGTTCCTGGCTTGGAAGATTTGGAGAAACAGACCGCATCTCAAATGACGGTTGAGGAGCTTGATGTTGCCATAGAAGCAAGAAGATTAGCAGACAAAGAAGGCTTGGTGGAAGTATTCGGCGAACAGGGCGCTAAAGACTATGAACGTCTTGAAAGAATAGCCAATACCTCTCTCGACCCCCAAAAAGCCGATAGGGCCTCTGAGGAACTTCAGGAAAGGTTTGGAGACTTAACTCCTGAACAGGAACGATTGGTGTTTGGACTTGGTGAAACCGAGCCAACCGTTGAAGAATTGCGGGAAATACGGGAAAGAAAATTAGACCTGGAGGGGGCAGGGCTTCCCCCCATTGACAAACCCCCGCCCCCCGAAGAAGCCGAACCCGCTCTTTCGAGAGAGGCTTTTCTAAAGAGGTGGGTTGAACAAATCGAAGCCGCAGAGGCCGAGCCCGCCGCCGCCGACACCGTCCCCATTCAGGAAGCCATCGACCGCCAAGTGGAGGTAGTCGAGGGCTCCAAGGGTGCTGAGTTCGAGAAGCAAAAGGCGGTCCTTGAAGAACTAATCGAGGCGCAGAGCGTAGGGATTCGTGATGTGTCGAGCACCTTTGTTGCGGAGCCGCCCGAGCTGGCGCCCCGCACAGAGATAACGCCAGCAGGGGAGCAAGCCCTTGTCCCAGGCACCCCGCGACAGGAGCCCTTCAAGCGACCGCTGACGCCCGAGGTCGAACAGCAGGAGCGGATAAAGGCTCTGGAACCCGTCGAGCCTTTGCCTCCAGAGCAATTGGAGATTGAGGAGGCCGAGGCGCTAGAGCTTGAGAAACTTTCTGTAGAGGAACGGGCAAGAATAGAATCGGAGCGGGAACTCAAACTTGTTACGGAAGGAGAGACAAAGGAACAGCGCAAATTGGTTAGAGATACCATTCGCCGACTTGGCCGGCTCAACAAGAGAGATATAGACATAGCAGGTGTAGGGGAGGATATTCACCCATCCCTCATCAATGCTAAGGGCGGCGGCGTCATCTTGGATAATCTCATTGAGGCATTTGTTGAGGAAGGATTATTACCAGACCTGCCCGCCACGGATCCTTTTGCCTCAACTCAGGATGATGTCGTAGCTCTTATTATTGATGCTCAAGCAGACCTCAGACCTGTTTCTAGGAAGAGAGGGCTTTTCACGAAAAAGAAAGCTGAAAGGTTCCCTCGGCCCCTTGGTGCGGCGGCTGAGTTTGGCGAAGTGCAACGGATCGCTATCGAGAGAGTTAGAAAGGAACTCAGAGAGGCCGGGTTTGGGGAAGAGGAAATAGATAATGTCTTGTCGAGCATAGAGGACCCTCAATTCAGAAAGTCTATGGCCGAGGTTGGAAAAACGCCCCTGCTACGGAAAAAGACCGGGGCAATTGATGTTGATAAAAGAGAACCCTCCATCGAGGAATTTGAACTCGACCCTGCGCTGGAAGCGCCCGTTGGATGGTTTTATAGATACCTCAAGCCAAAGCGCAGAAGCGTTGGCAATAAGATAATCTTCCGGATGCTTGAAGCCAAGACCGGGTCACTTCAAACGGGGGCCAGATATAACGCGGTCCTGCGGCGAGCCTTAAAACAATTCAGGCCCTCCGTCTTTAAGGCGCGGGATAAAGTGAGAGCCGAATCAAGGAGGAGAATATTTGATTTCCTAGACGGGAAGCCCGTAGACCCCAAGCTCACGCCCGATGAGATGGCGGCGGCTAAAATAATGCGCGTGGAGTTCTTCGACAAGGCTTTCGTGGAGTTCGAGCATGAAAATTATGTGTTTCAATTTGCCCCTCGCCGCGCACCTTTCGTGGAAGATTGGGAGGTAAAAAAGTTCGCGCCTCAAGAGATAGAGAACATCCACAGGCTTCAACGAACCGGCGATATGCCGGGGCCAGAGAGAGACATTTGGTATGCCGCCAAAGCCTACATCCGCACTAATATAAATGAGAAGTATTATAACCCCATGATAGTTGACATAGAGCCGCAGCTGGCGAAATTAAGTCCATCAAGGAGAAGAATCGCTGACGATATGCTCAAGCACCAAGTCCTTGCCCAACCTACGGAAGCGCAGAAATCTCTCAATCAAAGCCTTAAAAGCCTCGGGGAAAAAATTGGTCTTAACCTGAACGACCGTGCTTGGGAACAGATAACCGGCTCCTTGCACGAAGCACACCTCCAGGGAGCAATGGCCTTTCGCATAAGGCTGGTCACAAGAAACGCAATACAGCAGCATATAATATGGATTGAGGCGGGGGGCGAACCCTTCTCTTGGGCCAAGAAGAATCTCAGCACGACCGAAGGCCAGAACATTATAGACGAGAGCATAGTCGTCAAGGCCAGAGAGCTTTTCTTCATGGAGGACTTTACAAAAGACCTACCGAGCATTTACCCCGACAAGGTGAAAAGGGCGGGGATGTTTCTTTATCGAAAAATCGACTTTAATAGTGTAAAAACAGCCGTTCTTGCTGGCTATAGAAAAAGCCGCCTTGCTGGTGAGTCACACGAAGAAGCAATCGCGGCGGGCAACGCGCTTGCTTGGCAAACCCAATGGGGCTACGGCATTGATATGCCGGGAATCCAGACGGGGGCGCTGAGGCCGTTTACTTGGTATATGTCTTGGCCGCTTTATTACATTGATTATCTCCACACTCTTTTAGAGAGCCCGATTAAAAACGCCCCGCAAGTTGGCCGATTCGCAGCAGTAGCCGTGCTTGCGTTTATCATTAAAGAAGTCACGGGGATCAATATCCCTGCGATGGTGGCCTTTGGCCCCGCCGTGGCATTGGCGGGCAGGGGGGTTGCCCCATTGCCCGGCGCCCTGTATCATCTTATTCTGGCGGGTGCCGCTACCTACGGCGGAGAACTCAAGAAAGCAGATCGGGAGTTACAGAAAGCGTGGCGGAGCATAAAGATTTTCTTCCCTTGGGAATGGCTCATTTGGAAAGACCTTCAAAAAGCGGCCGAGGGAGATATTGCGAATTTCCTGTTTCACATGGAGAAGCGAAAAAAGGGTGAGGCCCCACCACTCAGCACAAGGCCGACGCCACCCTTCCCTTCGCGGCTGGAGGCTCGCCCCCCGGCAGCGCGCGGTGGCCTCCCAGCGGGCGGCTCCCCGCGTAGATTCGAGCATCTAAAAGAATTGGTCCGGAGGCGATGATGGACCCAGACTTGCGAGACAAAATTATCAAGACGGCCACTAAGGTTGAGGGCATTGAAGCTGACGTGGGCGAGATAAAAGAAGGACAGGGAAAGATATGGACGGCGATAGACGGTCTGCGGGAGGACGGGCAAGAAACCAGGGTGGCTCTTGGAAAAATCAACTGGCTACCGAAGGTCGTTTATGGACTGTTAATGGCGATCATCGGTAGAGCACTTTGGATAATCGGCGCGGCGGGAAAACCATGAGCGACGATGGGGGTTAGGGAATGACTTATTTAGAGTTCTGCCTTGCGATTCGAGAACTACAGATGTCGGCAAGGTTCAGCGTTACGTCTTGGTGGAGGAGCCCCGAGCGAAATAAGAAAGTAGGCGGCGTCGGCAACTCATGGCACTTGTGCGGAAGGGGCCTCGATGTTATTCCAGACACCGACGAAGACAGGGCTGAGATATTGAGGCTGGCCCCCATCCTAGACCTAGAGGTAATAAACGAAGGCGACCACTTGCACTTGGAGCCGAAGAAATGAGTGTCCAGCGATATAAAGACTACATCGAGCGATGGGAGAACCCGCCCTTCTACGGTATAGATTATGCTGACCAGGTTCGGGGGGAAGCAGAGTACATACGCTCGGATGGGTGTTCGGGCGTATTGGACATACATGTGGATGTCTGTTACGAACACGACATCCACTATGCTACGCATCGTTGTTTCTACCTCGGAGACGAATTGACACAAGAGGATGCCGACAGGTATTTGAAGTGGGGCATCCAATATCATTCGTGCTTGGGGCGGCAGTCCCCGATGGCCCTCTGGCGGTACTGGGCGTTGTCCAAGAAGAAAGGCTTGGGCTTGGGACGGCAATCGTGGGAAACTGGACCGGAGAGATTGAAGCGCCGGCTAGCAGAGCCACATCGAAAGTTCGATGAAGAACACATTGAAGCGCGAAAGATGATGGGGGCCTGATGGGCGAGTGTAACGATTGCGGCTGTCCGGAGATGTGGAAGGACGATGGGCAGAGGCGCGACCGCATAAAGATTCTCCATAGCTTTATGGCCGTGACCTACAAGGGCCTAGTCGCGCAATTCCACCTAGACGACGACCGGCTGATGAACCTTATTATGTATTCTTACTTCTTGGCAAAGGCGACCTCGCCTGTTACAATGGAACGGATGGGGGAGCTAGAAGCTCAAACCATCGGCGACATTCAAGAGTACCTCGAAGAATGCGGCGGGGAGCTCGACATGCACAAACTCTAACTTGGGAGGGTGACAAATGGCTTACGACCCAATGACTCAGGGATTTGCTGGGCGTCCTGCGCCAGAGGGCGACAACGGTGCGGGCCAAATCTACCTTGCCCACATCGGCCCCGTGGTGACGAGGATGACCAGAAACTACGCCGACATCTTCATGGCGACGGGACTCATCAAAAGATACAGAAATGTTTACAACCAGGGCTTCGTCCACATCACCAAGTCCAAGTTGCGCTATTGGTTCGGGAGCTTCTTGCTTGAGAAGGAGCTACACGCCGCCACCATCGGCCACCCGACATTCAGCACGGCTTATGAGGCCGTAGAGAACCTACTGCTCGTCGGGTGGGGTCACAGCCAAGAGTTCGCCCGTCACCACTTCGGCATCGAGTCCCCGCTGGACTTGAAAAGTATAGCTGACGGGGTGAGCATGGCCGACAAGGCCATCGCTATCAAGGAAGATTGCGGGACCGTGGCGAAGGCCGTCGTGGAAAGTTTCACCGTAGACGGTTGGCTGGCCGATGGCTCACCTGACCTCCCTTGGTTGCCGACCGGCTTCAAGAACGAGGACGGCGCGATGACCGAGATGGTGCGCGGCGACGATTTCATCGACCCCGATATGTACGATGACGGGTATCGCTACACCAGGGCGATGGTTGACCGAGCCGCCCTGATAATGTGGCTCTGGATCAACCAGAAAATCGTCCCCTGGACAATCGAAAAGATGAACCTCGTTGACTCATCGCGTGGCCATGTTCTCGGCACCGGCGGCTAACGTGCCCCCTGAGAACAAGAAACCGCCCGCACCGAGGCCCAAAGTTCAAACTTGGCTACCGCCGTGGGTTCGAGGGATCCTCGCTATTGTAGCAACGGCCTCGACGGCCTGGATGATTCTCGACAAGATAGAAATCCCCGGCGAGTGGTGGCTGGTGGTCGCCAGCGTCAACGCTTTCTACTTCGGCACTAAGGGTTGACCGCGAGGCCCAGGGTTGCTATATTTAAGCTAATCGTGAGAGCATCTTTTCTTCGGGCGTGGGCCAGCTAGAGCGCATCCTAGCTGGCCCTTTCTTTTTGTCCAATCGGGACTTGACAAGCCGAGCCAAAAAAGCTACATTAGTAACAAGGAGGAAACGTGGCCAATCAGAGCGAAAATCCCCTCAGAGTAAAATCCGCTGCCGCCTACCTTGAAGCCAAGGGGTGGAAGATTTCTGTCGATACCATGAACAGGTGGCGGTCCAAGGGCAAGGGGCCCAACTACGTCAAATGGGGTGGTAGAATCTTATATTACCCCTCCGATCTGGACCGGTTTGTTGAAGAGCAAAAAGTCGTGCCTTCGGAGAAATAGATGATAACTGTTAGCTCGGCTGACATTCTAACCGTCGTGCTGGTCATCGTTGTTCTTTTGATTGTGGGTGGGGTGTTAGTGCTTCTTTTTGAGGAGGATTGACCCGTGAAGCTGTCTTGGTTGAGGGCGCGGATGTTCTCTAGGGCTTTCGACTCGGAGGACATATCAAAGCTGTATGAGGACTTTGTTGAGCAATTCCCCGACGAGAAAGAAAAGTACCTTTATAAGTGCTACGAGGGATATGTGGATCGTGAGTTGGCCGCGAAAGGAGGAGGAGGATTGACCCGTGAAGTTTCGAGATGAGGAATTTTTCAGCAAGGAGATAAACAAGGTAATAGATGTGCTTGACGCAAGGGTTAAGATGGAAAGGTCCCTGTGGGCCTACCCGAACCAAGAACATCTAGGCGCCGTCTGGCATCGGCTTGAATCCGGCAGAGTTGACCTTTACATGGCAGCGGGCCATCAAAAGGAACTAGAGGCCGTCACTCGACACCTTGCCAAAGTGCTTGGTATAGCCTTCGAGTCCCATCAATACGAATGGGAAAATGATGCTATGAGGATGGTCGGCAATCTTAACGGTGTAAGGATCGAGATTGAGGGCGGCTTCTTGGAGGCTTGCCAGATGGTCGAGGTTCCTGAGCTCCTCCCCGCGCAAGAAGCCCTGCCCGAAAGGGTAAAGATGAGGAAGCGGTTGGTCTGCCCCGAGAAGCCCTTGGTGATTGACGAGGTGGGCCAATGGAAAGTTAAGTTGGGAGGGGAGGATAGCTAGGCCCTTTGTGCGGGGGCGGGTGCCCTAGCGGCCATCTGATCGGCCAATCCTGCCCGCTCCCACCTACGAGGAGGATTGCAAGTGGTTGCGCTGGAAACGAACGAGAAGAGACCCCATCTGTCGCCGTCTCAAATCCTGATGATGCAACGGTGCTCTGCCCAATGGTATTACCGCTATGTCTGCGGACTCGTAGTGCCGCCGAGCGGGGCCATGAGCTTAGGCTCTGCCGTGGACACGGGGATCACCCACAACTACGAGCAGAAGATCGAGTCTGCTGCCGATCTGCCGACGGACGATGTCCTGGACGCGTTCTCTACCGACTTCGAGGCCCGCAAGGGTGAAACTCAATGGGGCAAGGATGAAAAGGTCGGGGATGTAAAGGACGACGGCGTGAGGGTAATTAAAGTGTATCAAGATGAGATTGCTCCCACCGTCCAGCCCGTCGCCACCCAACAAAAGGTGCGGCTGGAAATCCCCAATTTCGACTATGACTTACTCATCGTGCCCGACGTTGAGCAAACGGGTAACATAATCAGGGACACCAAGGTGGTGGGCAAAAGCCCCCCAGGTGTCAAATCTGGCAACCCACAGCCACAGCCGCATCACTTCGTTCAAATGACCGCATACGCTATGGCAACGGCGGCCAGGACGGGAGAGCCGACCAAGGGCGGCGTGGTGGATTACTGTGTGAAAACCAAGACGGCCAAGGTCGTGCCTGTTCCGGTTAGCTTCACCGAGAGTGACTACACTTATTTCAAGAACATGATTGCGCTCACGGCTCGACAGATCGAGCTTGAGCATTTTGTCCCAAATAGGCAGAGCACTCTCTGTTCTCGAAAGTATTGCGGATACTTCGCCGAGTGCGAAAAAGATTTTGGGGGGAGGGTGAAGGAATGAGCGAGCGCCATCTCAAGGCCAATGATTGTCTGCACGATGCCATACATCACACTAAAAACGCTTTCGACGGGTTGCTCATTCGGATTATGTATCCAGAAAGGAACGGCTTGGTTGTGACCAAATATTCTCTCAGCAAGGCAAAGGAGGACCTGTCAAGAGCGATGGAAGCCGTTGACGATGGCCTAGAAGTAATAAAGAAGGAGGAGGAGGAGTCATGAGCAAGGAAAAAGAAGGTCCGATGGCCGGGGTTGAAACGCCAGAGATAGTCGCGCCGGCACCCGAGGAAAACGACAAGCAAGCCCCGGCACATGACGCTGAGATGTATCTCGTCATGGAGAGGCGCGACGAAGCGCAAATCGTAGAGGCCCTAGAGGGTCGCTACATCGAGGAGTTCGTCTACGAGTTCGAGTCGGGCGGGCGCAAGGTGACGGGCCTTTCGTGGATGGGCATCCAAGAGGCGTCGCGGGAGTACGGTGGCATAGTGTGTCCCATCGAAAAAATGATAATGAAGCTCACGAAAACCCACGTCGCCGTCACAATCGAAGCCAAGGACATCAAGACCGGCTCGGTGAGGATCGGCCACTCCAAGCAGCAACGTCGCATGAGCCTCAGAAGCGGCAAGTTCCTGGACGACGAATTCGCCGAGCAGAAGGCCATCAGTAAGGCCCAAAGGAACGCCATCCGCCAACTCCTGCCGCAGACCCTTCTCAAGCAATGGATCGAGCGGCACAGAAGCGGAACGGGCTCGGCGGCAAAGCCCAAGGAGGCCCCGAAAGCCGCTGAGAAAAAAGAGGCGCCGAGCAACGGGGGCCTAGAGGCCCTGATGTTTAAGATGGAGTCTGCCGAGACCGTCGCCGATCTGTCGGCCATTATCAACGAGAGCGTTGACATCTGGAACGGGCTGAAAGGGAAAGACAAGGCCGAGTTCAACGCGGTTCGGGCCAGGATGATGGACGAGTTGAAGTCCACAGCGGACGCAGGCCAAAAGAATTTGCTATAGCCGGGGCTCCGAGTCGAGGCTTGTGTTCTTGGAGTGGTCGAGGGTCGGGATCCAGTCCCGGCCCTTCCCCGGCGGAGGAGGGGGCGTTATGAGTTGTGAGAATTGCGAAGTTCCAAGAACTGAGCCATCTTGGAAGGTCGGGGATAAAATTGAGTGCATGGAGACTGCGGGCTCTATTGGAGTATTGCAGCCCAACAAAATTTACACAATTATCGGCTTTTATGAGAACGACGACATAGAGCTAGAAGGCGATGAGGGCTCTGGCTGGCATCGTGGCCGATTTGATTTGGTGGCGGGATGAGCCTAATGGGGGAGTGATGGATAAGAACAAGAATATATTCACAATGACCCTATTCCTTTATAAATGCTTACGCTGTAAGAACGCTTGGGCTTCGCCAAGTGCGGCTTGGGAATGTCCAAGGTGCAAGCATAACCAATTTGAAGTTAGACGAGACGAACCAAAGATGGCGAAGGGGAGTCATGCCCCAAACCGATATGCCTAAGAAGGAGCCGACCCCATGACCGAGCGCAAAAAAGAAAGTAATCCTGATGTCGATATTAGGTTTTGTGGCCCTCCTAAATGTAAAGAGGGGGAGCATGATTGGAGCGGTGGGCCGCATTACTTCGAGGACGGGTCGGGTGGTGAATCTACCTGTGCTAAGTGCGGAATTGGCTACGGCTCTATCGTGGCGTGGATGTGATGAACCTAATTGCGTTCGACCTCGGAAAGGCCATGACCGGGTGGGCGCACGCAAAAGACGAGATCGTCCAGACGGGAGAACACAGCTTTAAGGGGATTGAACCTCATGGGGCCCTGTTCGATGCTTTCGATGCATGGCTCGACGAATTATATGACCTTACTCATCCTTGGGAATTCGCGTTGTTCTATCATATCCATGCACCAGGCGCAGCCGCCTCGGTAATCTTCGGGGGCTTCAGGGCCTTCCTCTTGCGCTTCTGTTGGGAGCGTGACGTTGCGGTGGATACAGCCGCAGACTCAACGGTAAAGAAATTTGCCACGGGCAGAGGTAACGCCTCGAAGGAAGAGATGATGGAAGCCTATCTCCAAGACCGGAAGTGTTCACCACTTAGCCATGACGAGGCCGACGCCTATTGGCTGATGAAGTACGGCCTCGAAAAGATAGGGGCGAAGGCGTGATGCTAAAAACCATATTTACTCGGGCGGCGTGGCTTTTTGTCCTTATATCTATCCTCTGGCTTTTCCACGACCAATTTTATTTACTCAAGACCGTTTCAGTTCAAAACGATATTCTTAACGAGCTGGTTGTGCGCCTAAAGAAAGTCGAGACAGGGCACAGGGTTAGCTTTTAGGAGAATCCGGAATGATGAACAAAGCCATCGCTCTCTGCTCCGTTTTTCTGCTGGTGAACGGGATAATGCTTTTCTTCCAATGGTTGTTTTATAGTCGAGGGGCCTTAGACGAGTGGCAGACGTGGCCTCAAGAGTGGGCAGGTTTTTTCGCCCTTCTCTTGATTGCCCTGTGCCTGATAAGGCATAAAATGGAGAGGCGGGAACCATGACTAGAGACTTGACCGACCACGTACGAGAGAGAGATGAAGCGGCGGGCGAACACAGGCCCGTCACCGACAAGGAGGCAGCTTCCATTGAGGCGGTCCTCGATGAATTTGTGGATATTGGGGTGGGCAACATGGAGATTCCCGGTTGCTCAAACGATACGGCACGCCGCCTCCTGCGCGACCGCGACGTGGCGATGGAGATGATTAAAGAAGCCGCAGACATCGCGGAGATGGTCGAGGCTGATTACGAAGAAGCATACGATTTTCGTGTCAAAGCCCGCGCACTCATCGCGGCGGTGAAGGAGGAGGAGGAGTGATGCGCCCAACCGTCACACACCAATGCCCTCGTTGTTTTATACACTCAGGTCATATGGTTAGGCAGGGAGACTCTCCTCCTTCATGTTGTGGAGGAGTGCTCATGGACGAGGTAAGAGTTAGATGGCCTAAGAAAAAGGAGCCCCGCCCATGACCGAGCGCAAGCTGACGGCAGAAGATATTGCGATGATTGCGGGGTGGATAAACCCCTATCGCACCCACCTAGCCGACCTCATCCACGACCTTGGGGCGGCGGAGGCCGAGCTAGGCGAGTACAAGAAGGGCTATTGGGGTAATCCCTGCGAGAAGCATCATAATGTGGAAGCCTGGGTCGCAGGCATAAAGAAGGATGCCGAGGGCCTTCATTGTTTCGGATGTTTTTTGGAGGCTCGAAGCCTACCCGAAATTGAAGCATTGGAGGCCGAGGTCGAGCGGTTGCAGGAGGCGTTGGAAGAAAAGGAAGCGGAAATCGCGGAGTACCGGGAGCGCATCACTAACATAAAAAATCAGGCCTTCACCGCACTTGAAAGGCCAAAGATAAGGGAAGCGGCGAAGGGGGCACCTTCACCGCCTGGCCCCCCAAAACCTCCGAGAGTCAAGGGTGATAGGCCGCAAGGGTAGCGAAGCCCAAGCCGCCCTGGAGGAGAGCGATGAGTACAAAGACGGTTGAGCTTATAATTGCCATCATATCAACCCCGCCAGATGATTACGCTGGCTCGGAGCAAGAGGCGTTTCCATCAGAAGAAGCGTTGGAGAACACCGTGCGCTGGATACGGCAGAAATGGTCAGAGCGGGTGGACAGTTACTCGATGGTGACAACTCTTTGTGGGATTAAAGTTGATGACCAAGCCGCCCTGGAGGACGCAGAGTGATGATACCCGAAGGGAAGTGCCCTTATTGCAACAAGGAACATCATATGCCTGGGCTTGGTTGCCCTGAGATGGTGACAATCCAAAATAGCGAACATAATAAAATGAAAAACAAAGAAGTCGCCCGCCTCACCGCCGAGAACGCTGCGCTGGTGGAGCAACAGATAGAGATTTATGATGCGGCTTTCCATTACTTTATGGACAAAGACAATCTAGACAATCAGGAAAAGTTTAAGAAGGTTCTTAATAAACTCACAGATGATTTAGAAGCCCGCAGCGCCCTGGAGAAGCGATGAATAGACCCACAATTCTACCTCTTTGTATGATTTGCAGGAAGGTTGAACCCACGTTTTTTCCATCCGATGCGACAACCCTTGGGATATGCTGGTTCTGCGATGATAAATATAAAAGAATCAAGGGGGTTAGGAGATGACCAAGCCTAAGCGCATACCCCGCGCCGTGCTTGCCGAGGCAGTGAAAGCGTGAAGGCTTGTACTAAGTGCGGGTACGTTTCAAAGAACTGGTATCAGATGTCCATTGTGAGGCCCACGGGGCTTGGCAAGGACGTGATATATTGCACACCTTGTTATGTCGGGTGGCTTAAAGAACAACCCGGCCCTGGTCCGCATGAAGCGGGTCGGGGCTGAGGGGAGGAGGTTCCATGAGTGAGTATGATGACCTTACGCTGGACGAACTGGTCCATTTGGCCCGCTACCACCTAAAGGGTGTCGACGGGCTAATCGCACAAGAACACTTTGGAGCCGTTCGGGACACCTTCCGTCGCGTTGAGCGCGTTCTTGATGTGGCAGAGGGAGTGCTGGCTGTAATGGCTGAGGGCTAATTTGGGGGTCCGCGAACTTGGCGGACCAAGCCAGGAGGCCCAAAACAGGCGTGGAACACGGTTTTCTCGGTGCCAGATGATGCCGGGCAAGGGTAAGGCCAAGAAAAGGCCCTGTGGGTGCGGTTGCGGCATTTTGTTCGCGGGCCCTAAAAATAAGAAGTTTCTACGCCCCACCCACCGCTGGAGGCACCGCGACAAGGGTAGGCGTGAGGCCCATAAAAGGCTCATGGGCCTTGTGTCAAGGGTCGAGGAGTTAATCGGCGAGATAAGGGGGCGCGAAAAATGACTAGGCTTCTTTTTGTTCTGCTGTTGCTTCTCCCATCTACGGCTTGGGGCCAGCCCGAGCTGAAGGTGGGGCAGGAGGTTAAGTGGGATTGTAACACCTGCGTATATGAAGGGAATGGTTTGTATCGTTGCACCGCCATGCTTTGTCTCGGGTCCGCGCCGAGGCCGGAGTTTAAATTGCCAGAGTATATAATTAGTGGGGTTACTGAGGGGGTTATGATGATAAATGATGAAGCCATCGCAGACGAGCTTCGCTGGTTGCGTGAAAGGATTGAGCAAATTGAGCAACAGGTGCCTTGACAGCCCTGGGGCGGTGTGTGACAATGGGCTTCGGTGAACGCAAGGAACGGACCAACTTCCTTCCATCTGGGGGTCGGTGCTCATCCCATCGGCCCTCCCCGCCTTTCTAGCTTGGATGAGGAGCTAAGGGGTGGCAAACTTTCGTAGCATCCATACTAAGATGTGGTCGGATCGCCACTTCGAGGCGCTCTCACCGTATGCCAAGCTCATCTTTGCTTATCTGCTCACCAACCCCCACCGGACACCATCGGGTCTCTATCAAATTACCACCCGACGAATTGGCGTGGAAACCAGCATGAATAACGGCGAGGTCGAGGGCGGGTTGGCAGAGCTAATTAAGGCGGAGCTCGTACTCTATTGTGACGACACCGCGACGGTCTTTATCATCAACGCCGTTAAGTACCTCCAGAACACAAAGCAGATGCGCCTGTCCATCGTCAAGGATGTTCTCTACAACAACTCGCCCCTCTCCGAAAAGCTCCTCATCAAGCACAACATCAGGTCGTGGGCTGAGTGGGGCGACGACGAAGAACTGGCTCTTGCACAAAGGGAAGCCGAAGGGCTGGAGGAGGATGGATGATGGGAAAACGAACGATCTTTCTGGCTTGCTGTGGCGAAACCCTGATTGATCTTATGCATGAGCCGCCCGAAATGCTTGGCCCAGAAGGAGACAAAACCGTCTACTTTTCAGAGTGCTCCATTTGCTCTGACAGGATTACAATAGCCGTCAACTATGTAAAACCATCAGCCGATGTAACATAACCCCACCTGATGATAGCCCTACCATCAGACACCATCAGGTGATGATACTATTCTAAGGATAAGTACTAAGGCTAAGGTTAAGGTAAAAGACGTACGATAGGTAGAGGGGGGCCGAATGGGAAAGAAAAAAAAAGAAACAATGGCTGTTGGATTTCCTGAGAGAGTATCCATCAAGAGACGATCCCTCTCGGTTAAGGGAAGCCTGACGTTCAATGAGTGGTTGGATGTCGGCTATCTGCTCAAGGACATACATGGCTCTATTATGTTTTGGCTCGGGGACTGGCTTAATTACGGAGAAAATAGATATGGCGAGCAGTACGCCCAGGCAGTCGAGGTTTCAGGCTACGCTCCTCAAACGCTGGCTGACGCAAAGTGGGTGGCCTCTAGGATCAAACCTTCGTTACGAAACGAACATTTGACCTTTGCCCACCATAGGGCCATCGCTCCCCTCGGCGAGAAGGATCAGAAGAAATGGCTCAGGAAGGCATGGGAAGATAAGTTGACGAGCTCGGCTCTGAGGCTTGCGGTCCCGGGGGGCTCGAAGTCGAAGGCGGCAAAGAAAGTTGAGTGCCCACACTGCAGGAAGGAGTTTGAACTCTAACCAAGGAGGGCAATATCATGGGAACAGAGCAGACAGAGAGAGTTCCAAGTAGAGCAGACCAAGTAGAGGCGAAGCGGTCTACGCTGACCGAAACCCACGGCGAAATTCTCCAAGTGGCTGATCGGTTGCTGGAAAAAGCCGGCGAGTTGGGTTGGAGGGTCCGGGGACATGGGGGCGGAGCACCGACAGACGAAAAAAGTGCCCCAACACCCGTCGAGCATCGGTTTCTCGATAGCGCCGAGGAAGCCTTGGGCGTTCTTATACAAGTTGAAGCGCGCCTAAATGAGTCGATTATTAACTTTGACAACTACTTCGGGGCATAGGGCTTTTGGTGCGGGCGGCTAACCGGCGGGGCTGATGTGTCCTCGTTAGAACGGGACCGTGGGGCCCAGATACCTTCCGGTGGCGGTGGGCCCCTGACCCGCACGCTCTGCTCTTATGGGTTACTCGTCCAGCTTGGCCCGCTCTAAGTATATGGGTTGCTCTAATACAATGGCACGCTCAACCTCAACGGGTTGCTCCAATACAATGGCACGCTCGACCTTCATGGGTTGCTCTAGAGATATGGCCCGCTTCTAGGCTATGGGTTGCTCTCCTGATGTGGCCCGCTCTTCTTATTTGGATTGCTCTTTACTAATGGCTCGCTCCATTTCCCTGGGCTTCTCGACAGGGTTGGCTCGCTCTCTAAGTATGGGTTGCTCACTCAGCGCGGCTCGCTCATCGACGATGGGTTGCTCGTACACAATGGCCCGCTCTTCATTTTTGGTTTCCTCATCCAACGTGGCACGCTCTTTTCTCCTGGGTTCCTTCCATGAAATGGCCCGCTCGTTTCGGTTGGGTTACTCTTACTACCTGGCTCGCTTCGAGGACATGGGTTGCTCCTTTCACTTGGCTCGCTTGCGGCTAATGGTTTACTCTTCCGCCGTGGCGTGAACCTTGCCCAAATACTCCTCCGCGTAGGGGGGCCTTACCGTCAACCCCTCGATGGTCCTCCACTCAACGTAGAGGTCTTTGATGAACATCTTGACCATGTAGCGGATCGAGGCGTTGTGCCTATGACCATCCGACTTGCCCCACTCTTTGCTGATGAGCCGATGCTTGTAGTTATCGTAGAAGTCTCGATACGGCGAACTACACTTGAGGAAGCTCGGCCCCAACACTCCAAGCAACTTAGACTTGAGGAAAGAGTTGTAAGCCAACTTCTCGCCCTTCTTGCGCTTCTCGGCCGTCCCGTCCGAGTTGACCGCCAATCCTCCGAACCTCCACATCTTTGATACATTTTCAGCGATGGAAATATCATACTCTGCAAGGATCACACCCCCCATTGTCGGGCCAATGCCCTTGACGCCCTTCAAGAAGCCGTCCCAAATCGGGAACGCTTTAAGCAATTTATTGACCGTTAGAAGCTGGGCACGTTCTAGGCCATTAAGCGCCTCCGCAATCCCAGCGATACGCTCCTGGTCCTTGTCGGAAAGATGTATCTCGGTGGCCCTTGCTTGTATCCGGCCCCCGGCCTGGAGCCTTAACCGCTGAAGGTCGTAAAACATCCGCACTTCAAATCTTAATTGCTCACGCAATGCGCTCATGGCGTGGCCTCCTCTCTCGGCATCTCTACTTCCATAATCGGCCTCGCGGCTTGAATCTCCGAGAGCGGATACCACTTGGGGCCTTCGGTGGCGGGAAGGAGAAAAAAAGTGAAAGCTAGGGTGTTCTCGTCGGAGACGATAGAGACGGCCAGGACCGGCAACCACTCGACCGGCGGCATGGTGAGGGACGCTTCCAGGTGGGTCGGGGTTGAAATCGCTAGGCTCATGGCGTGGTGACCTCCCCTCTCGTCGCGGCGACGAGGGCGCGGGCTTTGCAACGAGGACATTTCCCACCACAGGAACCCTCATTATCTCTTAGCATCCAATGAAGGTTTTGCTCGTACCAGCAACAATCCCGGGATGTTTCCTCGATTATTTCCATCGCCACGTTGCGGTCGCGGAGGAGGCGGTCTGCCCGCATCTTCCACCTAAGCTCGTCATCGGTTTCGGTGGGGGGCTCATGGGAAATGACACCCTGCCATTTGTCTGCCTCGGCGTCGGTGACTATCCCTTGGTCGGTGAGCCTCGCAAGCCGGCTGTCGAGTCGTTGCTCTTCTGGTGTTTCCATTTATTAACCCTCCTAATCAACCTGTTCAATGGATACGATTGTCATGTCGTAGTTTTCTATTGCCCCCGAGGCGATTCCGAGGGCTTCGGTTATGTTCTTGGCCTTGATGGTCCACTCGTTCTCAAAAACATTCTCCCCGGCCCCGCCGCAGACCACAACCAAGTAGTCGAACATGGGCTTACTCATCGTCCTCCCCCTCTGGCGGATCGTCCGCCTTGATAATCTCCCGCAGGGCTTCGACCTCCTTGCGAGAAAGTTGCACCAACCCCTGAGCGCCTATCCGCTTTATGACCTTGAGCTTCCCGCCCTCGATATACTTGTGGACCCGCTGGCGGGTGCGCCTGAGGATTGCTGTGGCCTCGCCCACGGTGATGAGCTCGTCGTCGGGCTCGAGGGCGTCCTCTAGTTCCATCTCTCTCTTGCGCGTGTAGGCGTCGGCCTCATGGTCGGTCACGGTTTTCCTCCTCGAGCTCTCTTGCTAATCGGTCGAAGTACGCGCGCATGTCGGATTTAAAGCCCTCGGGGTCCTCTTCATAAAACACCATCACGAGGGAGGGACCGATTGGAAGCGAAATAATGGAAGCAAGGTAATCCATAAACTCTTTCTCTTGCTCGGAGGGATTATTCATTTGCGGTGGGCTCCTTTCTCTCGGCCTCCCGGGTCAGCGCGATTTTATCGCGGGCGATCTGGAGCATGTAGTTGATGGCCGCTTGGGCCTCAAAGCCGGCCTTGCTGGCACCGTCTGCGCCCTCTGGCCGCACCGTCGGGGGCCGACCCCAATCAACCGACCACCGGCCCCGCCTACCGCCTCGGTTGACAACCTCCACGGTGACGGTGGCCCGGTGCTCCTGGGGGGGAGCAACCGCCTTGGCTGGCTCTGCTTCCTTGGTGTTTTCGGGTACGTCGAAAAGGTCAAGGGGCCTGCCCATGCGCTCTCCTCCCTATGTGTTCCGCTTCAACTGAATAAGGCGAATATTGGGGCAACCGCCTCGCCTGACTACCTTTTGCTCTCCGGGGCATTGGTCGGGGATTATCTGAATGGAGTCAACGGCCCGACCTTTTAAGTCTCTTAGCCCCACCCTGATATTGACAATCCCAAGGGGCGTTTCAATGTGTAGGACTTTTCCCGGCTCCTTGTGGCGCATTCTTCTCATTCCTCCTCCTCCACGGCGACATAATGCACCGGGCCGTCGTTGTGGTCGTACACGCCTCCGTCACGAGGAGCACCAAGCCTTATGGCCTCCTCCTCGTCATGGGCCTCGACGCCTTCCGTTGAAAGGTAGGGCGTCAGCATATAAACCGTGTATTTCTTCATGTGCTCATCCTCCTCTAAAGATTACAATCGCCGACGGGAACGGGGCGGAGTTCTTGTGACCGTCGAACTTGAGCCGACCCTTGATAAACCTGATTTCGTCGGCCCTCATAACGTAGTCGTGCCACCAGCGCGTGTCGGTCCTTGAGGGTATGAGGCAGACGACGGTGGCCCCGTCCAAGGCTGACTCGTAAGCCTTCTTCATCCAGCGGCCAATTTCTCGGCCGTATGGGGGATTAAGCCAACAGGTTTCCCCCAGCCACAGAAAAGTCAACCCGTCCTCATCTTTAGAATAGAAGCGCCGGCATTTTGCATTTTCGGCCGTGGCGCATACGTCCACCGTGAAGCCGAACTCCGCATCTAGTTCGTCAAATACGCCTTGCGGCGTGGCCCAGTCGAGGCGTTGGCTGGAGAAATGAACCTTCATGGCCTCCTCCTCTGTTCGGGTTGATTGCTCCTGCGGGGCCACCACCGGAGCGATGGCCCCTGGCCGAGCCGTCAAGCCGTGGCCAGTTCCTCGGCCTTAGCTTGGGCCTTCTTGAGCGTGGAAAACTCTTGGAATTCTCCCGCCGTTTCAATGTCTCCCTCGGGGGTCGCCTCTCGAATGGTGAAAAGCCGAGGGTAGGTGTTCCCCGTCAAGCAACCGCTCTGCTTCTCGGAGGTCACAAAGAAGCGGCCACCATAAACCCCTGGATAAACCCTGGACCGGAAAAAGTCCATATTTTCAGGGCTGAACCAACGGCCCCCGACCTTCTCATGGGCCCTTTGAATTGCTCC